GCCTGGGCGAGCGCGCGTGAGGGCACAACTACGCCGACATTCTGCACGTCGTAACGCTCGCAATACTGAATTAGCGCCGTGCTTTTGGCGCATCCCGCAAAACCGCCGAGAGTCACCTGCGGCCAAGCGATCGGGCCCCGGGTGCGGTCGTCGCGGCAGAATTCGCGAATGTGGTCCACGAGGACGGCGGGCGTAGCCGGAGGGATGACGACGCGCCCGACGGGGCGTCGAAGCGGCGATGCGGCGCGTGGCAACGTCAAGAGGCCCCGCAGCACAGCGGTGATGCCGGCGTCAGGGGCAGGCACGTCAAATTCCGCGGCTTGCATCAGCATATCCTCCGTCGGGAAGCGCTCATAGAAGAGAGCCGCGCCGCGCGTGACGACGGCAGGCGCCGGCCAAGCCTCGCCACCGAGCGCGAGCGGTACATCCGTCAACAACGCAGGGGGCACATGCTGCTGCAACGTGCGGCAAAAACCGAGAATTTGAGCGCCAGCTATCGTACGCGGCCATCGCAAATGCTCATAAACGGCATCACGGCGCGTCGGCGTCGGCGGCGCTGCAACCACCGCAATCCTCTCCGGGTCGATGGAACCCAAGCTAGAAACGGACACGGCCGGAGAGGCGGGGTGCGCGGGCATTGGAACCGCCAGCGCTTCAACGCCGGCGTCATCAGGGTCGTGAGCGTCAGCAAGCGCGTCGGCCAGCTGCGCGACCGGCTCGACGCCATCCAAGGCCGGAAGCAGCGCGGCACCGGCGGCGCCCAATTCTAGGATTCCTTCCCCGGCAACAGCGGGCGCGACACCCTCTGGATCGTCATCATCAGGGAGTAGTACTTCAGGGCCCGGGGGCTCTTCATCAGCAATTGGCGCGGCTTCAGCGCCAGCGGGCGCGCCACCATCCAGCAGGAGCGCGAGATTGGGCGGGCTCGGAGGGGGACGCTGCTCCGCCGCGGCGGCAAGATCCGCGGCAACGGCGTCGTCAGCAACGACGGCAGGCAACAAAGGCGCGACCGGCGGCACGCGCGCTCGAGAGGCACGGGGGCGTGCGAGCGCGGCAGCCACGCGATCATTCAAACGGTTGAAAGCGTCAATCTCAGCGACGACACCGGCCTCGATGTCCGCAGGTGCACCGGCGCGTCGCGCCCAAGGTAACGGGAGCCGCGGCAGGGGGACAACCCTGAGGCGACGGCGCAACGGCGCAAACATCAGCTGCACATCCTGGCCGGCAATTTTGCGCACCACCAAGCCCGGGTATTCGGCCGGCACGTATCGATCGCGACGCGGCGCGATTTCCCAGTGCGTGCGTTCCACGTAGGGGTCATAGTCCGAGTCGGCGTCCATGTCGCGCAGGAAGAGCCAATTGTAAAACCGCTCCATGAAACTGAGCGCCTGGGCATCTCTCTTGCGCGCGATCTGCAGCGTCGCGCAGTCGACGACGTAGCGCTTCAAGCGCTCCGTGAAGGCGCCCTGGCGCTCACGCTCCTCGCGCAAATGCTTCACAGCGCGCAGCATGCAGTCTTCATAATCGTCCGCGTAGCGCGCATGGGCGAGAAGTGCGTGGCCGACGAGCGAGTAAAATTCGGCCGAACTCACGTCCCACCGCTGCTCAATCAGCTGATTGCCAATGCGCACCTCACCAAGCATGCCTCGCAGCTTGGAGGCCACGACGGTGAAAGTGAGCGCATCAGGCTTAAGGGAGGCGCAGAAGCTCACAAGTGCGCGAAAGCGCCGAGCGGGCGCGACGAAAAATTTAGCCGCAGCAGTGCGCCGCGTTTCCGGGCGCAGCAAGGGCAGCGTCAAAAAAGGTTCGGCGCTCAGCGTCCACGCCATGGGCACTTCCTCCTGCGCGCCGCGAGCGACGGCAACGCGCAAGTAGTAGAGGCTGCCGACACGCGCCTCTTCTTCGACTTGCACGTGATAACCGTCAAACGCAGCGCCCGGGGTGAGCCACGATTTGAGGGTCGACCACGCGTTGACATAGCCCGCGCTAGCGCCGCCGAGATGGATGGCGCGCACCACGTCTCCGTCGCGCGAGAAGCGCATACCGAGTTCCACGTCGTCGTAACGGTCGACACGCATATCCAGCAGCGGGACAGGCAAGTGCATTATCACGTGGGCGTCGGAGCAGCCGCGCGACGCCATTGCAGCTACAAATTCGGCAAGTGAGATGTCGTGGCAGGAAAGCGGCGCGTAGAACACGTTGGCTCCAAAAGCATGTGCGCATTGCTGCAGCGTGCTATTGCAGCGCACTTCATCAGCAAACGCCTTGACGGCGGGCGGGGGCCTGACCTCATGCCGATGGAAATCCCGACCGGTGAGATTGGGCGCGCAGTTATGGACCACATTCGGCAGCAACGCGACTTGATTGGCGCTGGCGCCAACGCAAAAGACGTAATCATCCTCCCGCAGCGCAGCGCAGAAACGGCTGTGGAACGCGAAGCGCGCGGAGGCGGCGGCGCCATGCGGGTGCGTATAATTAGCGCGTTGCACGTCAAAGTCAGGAAATGCGTCGCAGAGCGCCGCATACTGCTGATCCGCAACATTGCTGGCGACGAAGAGTCGATGGCCATCGTGGACGGGGTCGAGAGCGGCATTGAGCATCCGGACGTAATGCTGCTGCACGGCGGCATTAATAGCGCTGCCGTCACTCGCGCTCGCGAAGGCCTCAGCGACCCGCCTGTGCCTCGACGTGGGACCGTAACCCGCGCGCTGTCGCGGGAGCACCGCGGCGTTAAGCGCGGCGCGGCGCAGCGCTTCCTGCTGCACAAGATGCGTCAGCTCCGGCACGGGGGGACTGTCATGACTATAAGGAATGCGATTGTCATGTCGGTCGTCGCGGTGCTGCGTCAAATAAAAGAAGACGCGCAAAGCGGCATGAGCGTGAAGCGCGCCACTCGCGACGAGGCGTCCCGCCCCCAAAGCCGTGTCAAGCAGCCTTTCGCCAGGTTGCGCGACGCGCGACAACTGATCGATGGCTCGTTGCAAATGCGGCTCGCTGAAGACTGTCCGACTTAGGCCGTCGAACCACCCAGGTACGGGCGCGGGCGGCACAGCAAAGTGCGCCTGCGCATGGTACAACAGCGGCGTCGGATCAACAGCGCCCGAGAACCGCTCATACGGCGCTGCAGGAATGGCGCCGGCATAAAGGCGAGCAGCAACGTTGACGGCTTCAATGGGGTCGGCGGCCACGGACGTCTCATGCGCGCGCTCGGATTCATGACTTACCCGCACCTTAAGGGGCACGCCGCGCAGAAACGATAAAAAACGCGCCACGTTGTAGTACGAGCGTCGAGCGCCGGCAGGAGGCTTCGTGGGCTCGGGCAAATCTCCGGCATCTCGCGCGTCATTCATGCAATGATCGCGCCACCACACATCGGACACATGCACATCGCCATCGGGCATCATGCCCACCTTGAGCAAGACGCCGCTCAGCTGAGCGGCGAGCGCCTCGGTCTCGTGCAGCACCTGAGCGACCGTCACGGACATACCAGTGAGCTCGGGCGGCAGCCAGAAAAGCCTCTTGTAGCAGTCCCCGGGCCCGCGCACGCACGCCTCGCGCTCGTCATCGCAGGCGTTCACTTGCGGGAGGCCCGGTAGCGGCCGCCGGGGCTCTGGCGGCCGCTGCGAAAAGACGCATCATCAACCGGCACGGCGGCGTCAGCAGCGGCGCGAGCG